TAATGATTGAACTTATTGCTGCAGAATCAGGACCAACGTCGATACCACTTGCCGATAATGTTCCTGCAATGTCTGAAGCCGATAATCCTTTTGCAATAGTAAATGATCTTGTCATATCTTAATTCCTATCCTATCCAATATTGGGTAATACCACTACCACCGCCTTCACCACCAGAAGCATTTGAAGCGTCACTATCTAAATCCATAATAAGCTTCTGACCATAAGAATTAGCTCCAGCTCCTAAAAACGTAGAAGTACCAGAATCAGCAATATTTTGTGTTAGAAAATCACTACCAATTATAGGCCCAAAAGGAGTTGTGTTTTGGCTATCAATTAATGCACCTCGTGAATGAAGCCCTTTCGCAAAAGGATGGTACATAACACCATAGCCAGTATCACCAATGCCCATATTGGCAGTGATGAACAGATGACCTTCAGAATCTAATGGTGTGCTAGAATCAGCCATTACAGAGCATCCGGTCCTACTACTGATTTTTCAGGTAAACCATATACATTTGTTGTTCTATTTGACGTTGACGCAAAGGTAGTATTAGATCCACCTTTTTTGTGTGTCCAAGCTGTTCTATAGTAGTCACTTCCTACTTTAAGTCTATCACCAGGACCATTACCAAATTCATCTGGCAATTGATACAAATTGAGCATTGGACCCCAACGAGTATCTCCAAAGTTTTGAGCACCCGCGGTTCCACCACCAGCATTTGTCAATGTGGTACTGTTAGCGGTTCCATATCCAAATGAAGGAGTACCTTGATATTGTACAGGAACTAAAATAGGCCCGTTTCCATCAACAGATGGACTTCCAGTAATGGCACCTAAAGGACTTGGCCACACTCTGCTAAAGTGAGCATGACCGGTGCCTCCGTTGCTTTTATTAACATACTGAGTATGCGACTGGGAAGCTGGGGAATTGAAATAGCCACCGATGCCGTTAACCTTACCATATCTCAAAAGTTGAAATTCAGAATAATCACTAGTACCAGGTGCCGTATCTCTTACTCTAACGTCATGGGTTGCCATTCCAACATTCATCATAACGCCAGGATAATAAATGGTGTTTTGGTCTTGATGGTAACCATCAATAGAGTCAATGTATGGAAAATCACTCCAACACATAAAATGATTGGAACCAGCATTTAAGTTACTAGGTGATGGCGCACCACCGGTATAATGATGCGTTGCCCAAGCAAAATGAGTTTCACCCATCCAAAGGTCTATAGTATCAGTATTAGACCAATTTCCGTCTCCAACTTCTAAACTTGATGAAGGTTGTCCAATATAACCGGTAGTACCAAAATTACTAGTAGTTGGTAATGTATTACCAGCGTTACGATCTTGCATACCAATCCACCAACCAGTATTACTCGACCATCCAATTCTAAACTTTACATACGCTTCAAAGTTACTATAAGTACTAGGAGTTCCAGAAATTCTATAATTCATATAATGTCTTTTATAGATATCAAAATAGGCATAGCTACTACTACCGTACGGTGCGTTAGCAGCATGATATACTCCTGTAGCGGCAGTAGTACTACTAGAAGTGTCGAACAAAGCTCCTGTATGTTTAGTTTGTCTGTGAGCTGAATCATTTACTACAATACAGTCTCCAGAATTAAACCACTCACCAGCACTGCCTTCATTACTTAACGTGCCAAATGTACTCGCTGAAGTATGGTTACCGAGCAGGCAATTATATATGACGGTCATCGCCTCTTTGATTTGCGAACCACTTGTACTAGTCTCAGTGTTATTAACTTTAAATCTGAAATATGCCATTTGTTTACTCCGTAATTTCCGACCACACGTCTGCGGAATCGATTAGGTTAGGGTTTGACATATAACCTGCATGCCAATTGCCGCCGATCATGTTCATACGAGCATCATTTTCTGGATCACTACAAAGTTTCCGAGCGTTAATTTCTTCATCTACTTTAGATTCAGTATTATAAATCCAAACTTCAGTAGTTGTTAATGACCCATCAGAGTCATATTGTAAAGGCATGCCTAATAAGCTACCTAATTCTTCAATCCTAGCCGCATCTATAAGCGCCATCAGTTTTCTCCTGTTAACTGTAATATACTTTTACACTTAAATCACTACCAGGAGTACTTCCTACGGCTGTGATATTAATTGTTAAATAGTCGCCTTCAGCTACTGAAAGGCTTAATCCCGTTTGATTGTTATTAGTACTACTAGCACTAATATTAAATGTATTTATTTGTGTACCATTCTTAGCGAGAGCAACACCTACTGTACCATTAGACGCAGTAGCTAGTTTACCATTGATTCTAGAAATTGTCAAAGCTCTTGGAGCATACCATCTTGCCGTACCAGTAGTAACAGCCAAGTCACCGGTTTGATTAAATTGTATATGATCAGAAGGTACGTTAGTGTGGTTATTATGATTTAAATGATAAGCACTATTTTGACCCTGCAACTCGTCAGCATCAACCGTACCAGAAGCAGACAGCTTTCCACCGGCTAACATTTTACCTAGGTTTTTTGCTAAGTTTCTAGATCTGCTCATTAAAAAATTCCTTTAATTTAATGTTATTTATATCAATTCTGATCAGTGTCTATATCTGGTTGAGGTTCTTTAGCTATTTGTTTATCAATTTCTTCAATATCTTCATCAGAAAAATGAAGTACATGCTTTTGAATCCACTCTTTCGAGAAGTATTCACCAACATAGTTACTAATTTGATCTAATGTTTGAACCTTTTCTCTTAATATCTCGGCGTCTTTTAATTCTGTAAAGTGATTATCTCTAGCATAATCTAATACAATATCACTTTTCCACTGATTCCAATCTTCTTCAGTAATCACGCCTTTTAGAATTAATTGTTTTTGTAGAATATCTAAAAATACATGAGAAAATCTTTTACGAAGTCTATCAATAAACTTCTGAAACTTTAATTCATCTCTTGAAACTTCAGTAGATCTACCAAGACTAAACTGAGCTTCTTGCTCCAATCTATTAAGAGGTACATTAAGAGACTTATAAAGTCTTTTTTGAAAATATAAAATGTCATCAATTTGACCTAGATTTTCACCACCAGGTAATGTTGAAATTTCGGTACCTCTACCGCCTTCTCTGCGCGGTAACCAGAAATCTTCAAGTAATGACATATGTTTACGATCATCTCTGATCTCGCCAGTTTGAGCATCATATACTAATTTATTTCTGTAGCGAGCCATGATTTGTTTCATGTACTCTTCAGACTTACCTTTAGGTAAGTTACCCACATCAATATAAAATATTCTTCTTTCAGGTGCACGTGCCAAACGATAGATAACAAGACTATCTTCCATCATTCTTAATTGATTTAATGGCTTTAGTGCTTTATGTAAATATGATAGAATTTTTTTACGTGTTTCATCAAGTAAACCTGATGTTGTATACTGTACAGAGTCAGCTGTCAGTTTAACACCTGAGTTTTGTTGTCCTGGTTTTTCTTGGTAAATATAATATTCGTCAACTTTTTCAATTAGATTAACACCAGTAACCGGATCTTTTTTCTTCTTTACCTGTTTTACTTTACGCATTTTAGCAGAATCGATTGGTCTAATTTCCAAGATTCCAGCTTTTAATTGCGATTCATTAACCACAAGATGATGATAAATTCTACCATCAACATACCATCTTCTAAAAATGTCATGACCTAACTCATTAAAGTTAAGCATACCATAAATATTATCAAATTCTTCTGTAACTGTTTTCTTTACGTTATCTGGAATGTCAATATCGTCTAAATTAATCGTAATAGATTTTGATTTTTCCCCGCCAACAACAGCCTCATTTACGATATCTTCGATTGCCATGTCCACTTCAGGGTGGTGAGAAACACCACGATACTTCATAATTAATTGATAATTATCTTTAGAGTCATCACCGTCTAAATTAATATATTGTCCATAATGTGAACCAGATGCGGTTACATAACCAGCACCATCATCATCACGTGCAGGAACAATAGAAGGTTTTTTCTTCGGATCTTCTTGCTCAGCTCTTTTGATTTCAAAACCAAAGAGCTTTACACTTCTATCATTTTCAGCCATACTATTCTCCAATTTGAGTGGAGGCAGATAGTCCGCCTCCACTTATTATTTATCTTAGCTTGTAGTAAGCGGATTCTCAGAATCAAAGTACTGATACTGGAATGTTGTAGTGAATCTTTCGATTTCGTCTGTAGATCCGTAATTGACCTCAATAGGTGAAAGGTCTGTAGGAAACGCACCTCTAAAGGTGTATTGCTTTACTGATTCACCAGCTCTGTCAAGCTGTTCAATTTTTAGATCTGCTTCATACGCAATTGGTGAAGCTAATCCAGTATTGGCTGAATGTGCATTCATACCATTCATCCATCTTTCCATTGAATTGCGTACTGCAAAGTCTGTGTCATTAATGATAGTGACTGTCCATTCTGCGAATGTACGATCACCAGCCATTTT